CGACCGAGCAGTTCTGCTTCTTCCGCGACCAGGCCCCCAGCGATGGCATCAGTGGCACCGTGGCAGCCGTGGCTCTGGCGCTGCGGCATGAGGACCGCTGCCCGGCGCTGATCATCAGCATCTGGCCGGACATCCTTGAGGCCAGCAAGCAGCAAGGCAAGGTGCCAGCGGTGCGGGCACTGCGCAGCGATGACGACACGGTGTGGGTGCTGGCGCCTGCGTGGGAGGGTCGGAACATCCGCGGCGGCCTGGTGGCAGTCCGGGGCCGGATCAGCGGACCGGTCGTGCTGCGCGAATTAGATCGTCCGCTGATCTGCCACTCGGTGCGGCTGCCCAGCCGGGAGGGTTTTGGATGGCTTGAGGCCGATCTGTTGCTGGCCGGGGAACCTACCGCATGAACATCAAGGACATCCGCGTTCAGCTGGAGACCGTCCTGACGGATGTGCTCGGCACCTACCACCTAGCCAATGGCGCCACCACACCCGCCATTGCGGTCCGGGCTGCCGGTGAGAGCCTGCCTCCTGGTACCACCGTTACAGGGTTGGAGGTGGTGATCGTCCGGGATCCCGAGCCCGTGCTGGTGCCTCAGTACCGCCAGCAGACTGCGGGTGATCGCTGGACACTGTTTCTGGTGGACTGGGACGGCAACACGCCGCTGCAGACCGTGGCTGGCCGGTTGCTCTGGTCCTATCCCGGCAGCAATGCGGTGCTGATCAATGTGCCGCGTGGTGTGGGTCCTGGGGCGCAGATGCGGGTGGATCTGCAGACCAACCCGGCAACCTGAAGAACCGCCGCTGCCTGATGCCTCGACAGCTTGAGATCACCGCCGCTGCCGTTGCCCTGCTGGTGGCTTTGGTCGGTGGCACCGTGGCAGTCGAGAACCGCTACGCCAAGGCGCAGGACGTTCAGCAGCAGCTCAACGCGCTGTATGCCAAGCAGCTGAAAACCCGCATCCTGGAGCTGCAGCTGCAGCCGCCGCCGTTGTCGCCTGCTGATCGGGCGATGCTGCTGCATCTGCAGCAGGAGCTACGGGAGTCGACGGAAAACTAAGGGCATGGCAGACCCGACGGGCGACATCAGCCTCATGACCCTGGTCGACCGGCTCGCAAAGCTGGAGGGCTTGCTGATCGGTTTGCAAAACAGCATCGTCCAGGGTCAGTCGCAGACCAGTGCCAGCATGGCCAGGGTCGAGCGGCTGGAACAGCGGCTGGTCGAGCTGGAAACCCGGCAGGTAACCAAACAGGACCTAGCGCAGCTCAGTGCAAAGGTGGACTCGTTGATTGCTGCGGATGCGTCGCGTCGTGGCGGCACTGCCGTGGCTTCGTGGTCGCTCGGCACCGGTGCATCGTGGGCTGCCGTGATCATCGCCCTGCTGGCCCTGGTGGGTGTGGGTCTGAACCGCGAGCAGATCCAGCAGCAGGAGTTCCCACGCCCAGAGCGGTTGTCATGACCCGCGCCATTGTTGCGTCCCTAGTGGCCTGCGTGCTGATCAGTGCCGTCGGTGGGTTCGGCGCTCCACTGCTCTGCCGTGGGATCGACGAGAAGTGTCCCGACCAATGGCGCTCCGCAGCCGCTGGCGCACTGACAGCTGCCGGAACGCTTGGCACCCTGCTGGCCCGGCTGGCTGGCTCTGATGATCGTCAACCCTGAGCTCATGGCAGATATTCGCCTCGTCAACGTCGCCAAGGCCTACCAGGGGCTCAGCCACCAGATCGCCGCGTTGAACTGGCTGCAGGAGCGGATCCCGTCGCCGTTGCTGGCGGAGTTCGCTGAGCTGTGGCGGGCCGATCCGCCGGTGAAGCCGCAGGCCAGCCCTACTCCCGGCGTGGACTGGCTGACGCCGTGCGTGGCTCTGGTAAAGGAGTTTGAAGGGTGCCGGTTGAAGGCTTACCCAGACCCAGGCACTGGCGGCGACCCGTGGACGATCGGGTGGGGATCCACTGGTCCCGGCATCGGTCCCGGCACGGTCTGGACGCAGCAACAGGCGGATGAGGCGGTGCAGCAGGATCTGCGCGAGTTTCACCATGGCGTACTCACGGTGCTGCCGATGGCGGCCGAGTGGAACGGCAACCGCCAGGCAGCATTGACCTCGTTCACGTACAACATCGGCGTCGGCGCCCTGCAGGAGAGCACGTTGCGGCGCCGGCTGATCAGCGGCGAGGATCCGATCGTGGTGGTGCGCGACGAGCTGCCTAGGTGGAACAAGGGCGGCAGCGGCGTGATGCCGGGCCTGGTGCGACGGCGTGCCGCAGAGGTAGAGCTGTTCTGCCAAGGCTCGGCACCAGCGGCAGCCAGCCCTGGGCGCGTCCGGCCGGGCGATCCGTTCACTACCAGGTTGTCGGCGCACTTCACGCTTGGTGAGTTCGCCCTAGGTCAGGAAGCACGCCGATTTACGGCACAGCATCAGGTCGACACGGCGGCTGAACTGGCAGCGTTCCTTGAGCGGGTGCGGGCGGCGTTCGGCGGAAAGCCGGTGGTCATCACCAGTGGTTACCGACCGCCGGCGATCAACAGGAGCGTCGGCGGTGCCAGTGCCAGTGAGCACCTGTTCGATGCGCCGGGTGTCGGAGCCGTGGACGTCTGCGTTCAGGGCTCCGACATCACTGCCGTGCAAGCCTGGTGCGACAAGGAGTGGCCCTACAGCGTGGGGTACGGAGCGCCCAAGGGCTTCGTCCACCTTGGCATCAGGCAGGGCCGGCCTCGGGTCCGGTGGGATTACTGAGCGTTCAGACCCCCGGCTCGTCCACATCACTGGGCCCGCGGCGCGGCTGGCCGGGGCCACCACGAGGCAGCGGCAACCCCTTGCTTGTGCACAAGGCCTCAAACTCCGCCCAGGCCTTACCGCCCGAGCATTCCTCCACGCACATCCCCAGCCCGCAGACCCGCCACTTCAACTGACCGCCTACCTGGACAGCCTCGATCGTCGGCAGGTCGCGCTGCTCCATGGTTCAGGTTGCCGGTTACTGAGGCAGGCCGGCAGGGGTGGACCCTTTATGGATGACGGCTGAGAACGCCTGCGGTGACTGGGCTGGAAATACGACATCCGGGAAATCCCGGAGGATCTCTATCTGGCGGTGCTGGCCAGGCGCAGGGCTGAAAGTGGCGGCACCGCAGGGGATCTGGGCTGATGTTGCAACCCGTGGCAAGGTGCAGCAAGGATCAGGAAAGGCCACGAAATGGGCTAGGTATGGACGGCCCGTCCATCGCGTCCATCAGGCCCGTCCGTCCGTTTCATATTCGCTGATGGCCTCCGTTAACGCTCTCCGCGGTCGCCTGTACCTGCTGGGCAAGCTGCCGCGTCGCGACGGCCAGCCCGGCCTGAAGCAGCAGCGGATCGCCCTGCGACTGGATGACACCCCAGTCAATCGCCGCACGGCGGCTAGGCAGCTGCAGACACTGGAGAGCCAGCTGTCCAATGGGTCGTTCGACTGGGCGTACTGGGGTGATGGCGATGCGCCGGGCCTGACGTGGCGCGAGGCCATCGCCCGGCTGTATCAGGCTCGGGTGGTGCTGGGCCGCACCAGTGAGACGACATGGCAGATCAACTACCTCGGCCGGCTGCGCCAGATCCCGCCTGGCAGCCACTGCACCACAGAGAGCATGGCAGCGGCTCTGCTGCGGTACGACCGGAGCAGCTGCTCCTACAAAGAGCTTTTCTACCTGCTGCGGCACCTGGCCCGGCTGGTGGGTGTGCCGTTCCCGGAGATGCCGCAGCCGACCTACCGCGAAGCGGCGCTAGTGGCGGTGCCGACCGATGACGAGATCGTGGCTTGGGTTGAGAACGCCGGGCCTGCCGCTTGGTACTTCGGGATGATGGCCACCTACGGGCTCCGGCCGCACGAGATCGAAGGGGCGGCGCTTGTGGATCGGGACTACTGCCAGGTGCAGGAGGCCACCAAGACTGGGCTCCGCACGGTGGTGCCGCTGCCTCGCGAGTGGGTGGAGCGGTTTGCCCTGCATGATCGGCGGCTGCGGCCCACGCTGCAGGGTGCGGCGCATGAGCGGGCGGATCAAGTGGCGAAGTGGCTGAGCAAGGAGCTGAAGCGGCTGGGCCTGCCCTGGCGGCCGTACGCGCTACGGCACGCCTATGCGGGGAGACTGTGGAAGCAGGGCGGCAGCCGGCTGGACATCTACACCGCGGCGCGGCTCATGGGGCACAGCCCACAACAACATGCCCGGACGTACCGAGCACACATCCAGCCGCATCAAGTGGCGGAGGCGGCGGAGCGGGCGTTGATGGGAGACCCGGCACCACCGCCGCCAGGTTGACCCGCACGGTGCGCCGGCTGGCCCCGACGGGAGCCAGGTCGATCAGCTCCCGGCCCCAGCGCCACCGTGACTTCCGATTGGCGTCGGCTTCCACGATGAGGCGCTTGATGTGGCTTTGGCTGACGCCCAAGGCGGCAGCGGCTTCGGCAATGGTGAGGAGATAGCGGGCCATCATCCCCTGGACTCCATCACCGTCGCATCGCCGTTGTATCTCCCGGTCAGCGTGTAGTCGCGCTCCGGTGCTGCGGCCATGCGGTGAAACACCATCTGCCCGATCCGCATCCCTGGCCATAGCTTGACCGGGTGCAGCTGGCGGCTGCAGTGCAGCTCCATGGTCAGCACCGAGCCGCTCCAGCCTGGGTCGCAGTAGCCGGCCAGCAGGTGTTCCAGCCCCTCGCGGGCGCGGCTGGACTTGAGCACGAATTGAGCCGCCACCGTCGCCGGCAGGTGGAACATCTCCACCGTCTGGGCCAGCACGAACTGACCCGGCTGCAGTAGGTACGGATCGGCCTCGCTGTGCTGATCCAGCGGGTACGGCACCAGCTGCGGCGACTCAAAGGACTCGATCAGCAGCTGGTGGCCGAGCCTGAGATCCAGGCTGGCAGGGTTGACGAGCGCCGGATCAAACGGGTTCACCATGCCTGCGGTGCAGAGCTGGCGGATCTCGTGGTCGGGGAGGATCACGGCTCCACCCCCAGCGCTTCAGCTTCAGGCCACGGGATACCGGTCAAGGTGGCGGCGGCGCTGACCTCGCGCCAGTATTGGCGGCGGGCGGCCTGAGCGCGTCGCTCTAGCTCCGCCGCCTTAGCCCCAGCCAGATGAGCGCGGGCGGTGGCGGAGTTTGCCACGGCCAGATGTAGATCAGTCGACATCGATCAGCTCGTGGATGGATTTCTCTGTGCAGACCTGAAATTGGTTACCCTCAGGGCGGGTGTAGCGAATGCACTCCGGCCAGCGTGGATCCGGTGTCACCGAGTGATGGCCGACCTGCCAGTCGTAATAGCGTCCAACATGAGGCAGCAGGACGTTGACGCGATGCAGACGGTCATTGTGGAACGTTGCCCTGCAAGGAACAGAGCGAAACGCTGGCGTAGCACTGTTGTAGTAAACATTGCAGCGAAGCATCGCTGCGGTGGCAAGAAGTTCAAGCATTGCGTTGCTGTTGTAATTGTTGAAGCAGGAAGCGAGCCCAGCCGATGTGCGTGAGCAGTGCATGAGGACCTGGCGGGGTGGGATACGACTGCTGCCACCAGGTGCGGAACAACACTTCGAGTTCGCTGTCGGTCATTGATGATTAACGCTGCAGGGAATGCGGCTGCGGTTGCTGCAATATCGTCGTTTCGCGTTGCAGCACGACTGCAGTGACACAGATTGCCGCCATAGCAACAGCTGCGGCTAAAATACCTGTTACGGCTCGACTGTGAGCATTGATCTGCGAGTGATATTGCGACCGATGACGCAATAACTCCCGTTGATACAGCGCCCCTTGATCCCAACGTTCGTGGCGGCCGAGAGGACGATGCCAGTCACCGATGAGTTCTCCATGGGTTTTCAATCTGGAGAAACCCAGTGATGGCAGCATTGGGGAAACGCTGCAGGAAGCATTCGATTGTTCGCTCCGCGGTCCAATCAGAGTCAGTGACCCATTCCAGTTCTTCGCAGATGTCATTGCCCTTAAGTGGTGTGGTGTAGTGAATACGAAAGACAGGCATGGCTCGCTCAGACGAGTTCTTTTCCGGTGCAACTAGGAAGGCTCCAGCCGGCAACACCAGAGTCGCCAACAGCAGCAGAGGCGGTGAGTAAATCAGCCATCCGGTTCAATGCTTGCGCTAAGCCCTTCGCGCCAGCTGCCGGGATCGGCAGGCAGTCATCCCAGCAGTTGTCGGCAATGGCATCAGCAACCGGCTCCATCGCGCCGATCAGTTGATCCAGCAGGGTGAGCAGCGGTGGATTCTTGACGCCGCAGCCGGCCCATGGGTTGCCGCAGGGGTAGACCTCAAACTGCTTTGCGTGCTGCTCGACCACAGCGCGGGCGGCCTGCAGTACGTCATCAGAAAGGGCGCCTTCGGCGGTGATGGTGGCAGTCATTTGATGCTCCAGGAACGACGGGTGGTGAGTGCGCAGCCGGAGACGACTTGGCCAGCGGTCAGCGCGGCCTTAATGGCGGTCTTGTCGGCGGTGGTGGTGGTGCGGGTGCGGCGGAACTGCTCCGGCAGGTCGTCGGGCAGCACGTCGGGATCGATCTCGACTGACGTGGTGGCGCGGCTGGTGAGCTTGTGGGCCGGCAGCTCCCAGCGGGTGGCAGCGGGATCGACGTGGCCCAGGGCGCGGATCAGCTGGTCCTGCATCACCTGGGCGCGGTGCTCGGCCTGCTCGGCCATGCGGGCCAGCCGCTGAGCGTGCTCCCGCTGGGCGTCGGCCGTGGCGCGGAGCTGATCGATCACCCAGCACCAGGCGTCGGCCTTGGCGGCGAGCGCAGCGCGGTTGCTGGCCTCAGCGGTGATCAGCTGCTCAAGGGCCTCGGTGGCAGCAGCGACGTCGACAGGGTCATCACTGAACAGGCCGTCGACGGTGGTGTCGATGCGGGCAGCCAGCAGCGTGGCTTCAGAGGTGAGAGCAAAGAGTGAGGTGGTCATCGATTGCGCTCAGCAGGGGTTGGTGATTCGTGCCAGTCCCAGCGGGCGTCGTCGCTGTCGGTGTCGGGTTCGGGGTTCCTGGGTTCATCCCAGGGGCTCAGATCCCAGTCGTCGTCGTGCATGTCGTGGTGTTGGTGGCGCGGTGGTACCGGTGGGAACCGGTGCCGAGATCATAGCGGTCCTGTTGCGAACCCGCAACAACTATGGGGACCAGGATGCGGCGGCAGCCTGACTAGGTGGGTGCTACCCCTCCGGTGCAGCGGCTGGAGGGGCTTTTCTGCTGCTCAGACCAGTGCCGGCTCTGGATACAAACGGCTGAGCAGACGGGCCAGCGCTTCCCGAGCCGCCTGGAGCGTGGCAGTGATCGGCGCGACGGCGGCCACCGGTTGCTGCGGCAGAAGCACGGCGCTGCGGTTGCTCAATGCGTCAACGGCGCGACGTGTGGCCTGGCCGGCGCGGTAGCAGCGCTCGGCCTGCTGACGGGTCCAGGCGCCAGCGGCAAGCGTGGCTAGTGCTGCCAGGACGACGGCATCACGGACCTGCTGGCGATGCGCCCAGCACCAGCGGGCAGCGGCCTCAATGGCGAGCAGACCGCGGGCGATCGTGTCCAGGATCTCCTGGCGGTGGTTGTAGATGACGCGCGCAGCGGCGATGACAACAGCGGCAGCGATGCGCAGCGCCCGGGTGGCGGTGGTGTTCATGGTGGGAAATGCTTTGGGGTTGTCGGCCGGGCCTCTCAGGGCTCACCAGCTGACGACGACACCATAGCTGCAGGCGGTACGCTGTCGCAAGCGGCGGAGGTGGTGCTCCTGCCGTTGTGGTGGTTGGGGCCCTGCAGGGCCCCGCAACTATCAACGCTTCACCGGTCGAACCGAGAGCACTTCAATACCGGGATGCAGCTGGCGGTAGAGCCAGCCAGCTGCATAGGCACTGCGGGCTGTAATGAGCTCATCGCGAGTGCGGCAGCAGTCGAGGCGGATGGTCACCCACCAGGACGGCACGGGGCTGGGGCATCTGGGGCAGGTTGCCGCTCCCTGCCCTGAACGATCGCCAGCCCCCGGCGTAGGTAGCCGTAGTTGCGGACGTGGCTGACGCCAGTGACGGCGCCGCACAGGTGGCAAGTGCCCTCCCAGCAGGTGCAGTCGCCCTGCAGTGGCAGGCCCCAGGCGCGGCCGCATGGGTCGCAGACGTGGGCGGCGGACCACAGCTGGGCCAGTGTGGGCTGCTCAGTCACGACCGCACCTGCACCGGCATCGCCAGATAGGTGAATGCGGCCTCGTCGTCGACCGGCTCGAACACGGCGGGGGTCGTGGGGGCGTTGCATTGCAGCAGCACCTGGCTGGAACTCATCGCTTTCAGGCCATCCAGCAGATAGCGGGCATTGAACGCAATCTGGATCTCGTCGCCGCTGACCATCGCGGCCAGTGACTCGGACCCGCGACCGAGATCCTGGGCGTCGGCACGGATCACGACCCGGTTCTGCTCCGGTTCACAGCTGATCTTGATCACGTTGTTGTGAGGATCGGCCAGCACCGCCACCCGTTCAAGGGCGGCGATGAAGTCGCGGCGATCCAGAACGATGCGGCGCTGGAAGCGTTCCGGGATCAGCTGGCGGTAGTTGGGATAGACGCCCTCCAGGCTGCGGCTGGTCAGCACCTGATCAGCGCGCTGTACCACCACCTGCCCCCGATCGCAGAACAGGCTGAGGGGCTCAGTACCGGGACGACTGGACAGCAACCGCTCCAGTTCACGCAGCGAGCGGGCGGGAATGGTGACTGCAAACTCGTCAGTAATGCCATCCAATGGCAGCCGCAGCACGGCGAGGCGATGCCCATCGGTGGCGGCGCATTCGAGACCGGCGGGATCGAGGCGCAGATGCACGCCGGTGAGCAGCTGCTTGGCCTCATCGGTGCTGCTGGCAAAGACGGTGGCGCGCAGGCCGCGCACCAAGGCTTCGACGTCGAGACGGATCGGGGTGCCGCTTTGCTTCAGCGGCAGATCGGGGAAGTCCTCAGCCGGCAGACCACGGATCTGATACGAGCCGGAGCGGGAGGTGAGCTCCATTTCCTCACCACTTTCCGCAGCATGGAGAGTGATCGGACTGTCAGCGGTCAGACGGCTGACGATGTCCCCGAACAAGCGGGCCGGCAGGGTGATCGCGCCGCTCTCCTCGACTTCGGCCTGCAGGCTGGTCTGAATGCCGAGGCTCAGATCGAAGCCGGTGAGGCTGAGCCGACCGGTGGCCGCATCGGCGGTCAGCAGCACATTCGCCAGCACCGGATGGGTGGGACGGGAGCTAACGGCCCGGCTGACCAGTTGCAGGCTGGCGCTGAGTTCAGCCTGGGAACAAACGAGTTTCATGAGGTGGTGGTGGTAAGACGATCAATGAGGCGGTTGATGTACCAGCGGGCCTTACCTGCATCTTGCAAGGGGTTGCCCTTCAGCCACATCCTCAGCAAATACTTGAGCGCCTGCCATTGCAGGCCAGCAAGCACAGGATCCGGAGCAGTGGCGGCCGCCTGCTC